AGGTACTGGGGTCATGTACCTGGTTGAAAAAATAGGAGACGCGCTTAACGAAACATCGGGGCTCGCTATCGACCCAAGGCTGGGCGCGCTATCCAGAAGCCCGATCAGGCTTGAATTCACAAATTTTGAAACCTACGGTCCAACTTACATTTTCGAGTTAAAATTACGAATGACGACAGTAAACTTTTTAATCAACGGAAGGAGCGAGTAGGTTTTGAAGATAAAATTAGTGGGGATGCTTGAAGCTAATGTTTACGGGTTGGGAAATGTCCAACGTGATCAAGAATTGACCGTATCAGATGAGCTCGGCCAATCGCTTTGTGCTCAAGTTGGAATGTGGGAAGAAATTAAAACAAAGAAGGGAAACGGGGAATAAGAAATGCAAATCAATTTAAACCAAAAATTATTAAACGTTATTACTGGAAAGCCGATCGAGATTGATACTGACGAGCTAAGCAAAACCGAATTTAAAGAGGTTTTTGTATCAGTTGAAGGGTCTCAATTACCAACCGTTAAAAAAGTTCCGATCCAATTAAAAGAAGAATTGACGCTTAAAACCGTTTTGTTATCCGCGTTGACCGCAACATATAGAGACGAAGAGAAGATCACGGCTGTTGATAAAGTTGAACGATACGAGCTTGCGCTTGAAGTTAAAAAATCAACAAAAATTGATTTAAAGTCAGAACAAATATCAAAGCTTAAAGAGCTTGTAAACAAATGCTATTCATCGGCGGTTGTTGCTGGTCAAGCTTGTTTAATGTTAGAGGGGGGCAAAAATGGATGATCTTACTAGAATATCTTCCATTATTGCCTCAAGTTTAATCACTCGGAGGTAGGAAATGGCAGATTTTGCGCAGGTATACCGTTCATATGTCGGGGTTGGGGTACAGGGGGCCGCGTTAACAACAAGCGTGGCGGCTACGGCGTTTCAGAGTATTGATGCGTGTAGCGTGAGAGAGAATAGCCCTGGTAGAAAACTTATTAAAGGCATACGCAAGAACCAAGACATGAACCTTGCTTTGCGTGGTTCCCGTGACGTAAGCGGTTCGATATCTGGACCACTTGTCCCAGATGAAATGTTTGATGGTATATTGTGGGCCCTTCTACTTGGGAACAACAACGCCGCATCGGGAAGCTCTGGGGCTGGGTACACACACACATTCAGCCAAGCGCGCCCGGCAACTGTAGCAGATTACCCTGCCTACGGAGCAACACTGGAAGCCCTTATTGGTGGGACCGATACCACTTTGATGCGGGACTTTGTCGGGTCATTTGTTAAATCCGTCACAATTTCCGGCCAAAAAGATGGGGAAGTAAAGGTTTCTGTTGAAATCATGGGCGTTAAAGAAGTGACCGGCGGGACGGTTTCGACACCAACCTATTCTACAAAGCTCCCATTTGAGGCCTACATGGCTGATATCAAATTGGGTTCGGTTATCGGGTCAGTATCTAGCGTAGAATGTAAGTCATTTACGATTAAAATCGACAATGGCCTTAAAATGGTTCCTGGTCTTAATGGGCGGTATGCAATAGGTCGCACATACGGGCCGATCACTACTTCATTTGAGTTTGAAATGGACTTAAGGGAAGACCTGACCGTTTACAACTACTGGAAAAACGACACCACAATGGCGGCTCAGCTTGTCCTAACCCACGACCAACTTGCCGGGTCTAGTTCAGGTGTCTACTCGCTTAAAATTGACTTCCCTACCGTAATATTTGATGGTGATGTGCCAAACATTGAAGGTGAAGCGGAAATCCCGCACAAGGTCTCGATGAAACCGTTTTATGATTCGGTAACAGGTAAGACCTTGTCTGTCGTGGTTGTGAACAGCCAAAGCGGGACTTATTCGGTATAATGAGCCACGATTCGGAACACAAGCCACTTCGAAATGTGCCTTTTGGGGTTACGATTATGCACGCGGCTATCAGTATCGCTATAGCCGCGGCACTTATCCTGACGATGGTGCATTTCGGTATGGATTTTAAGCTTATCTGCCTCGCAGTGGGGTACACCGTAAGCCTTTTAACATTAAATACAATACGTAACGTCTGGGGGTGATGATTAAATGGCCGAACAGAAGGCAAAGATCGTCATCGAGGCTGAAGATAAAGCCAGCGCGAACATTGGTAAAATCCAAGGGACGCTCAACACCCTAAAAAACTTCATTATCGGGTCAAAGATATTTGAATTTTTAAAGGATACGATAAAAGGGTCTGTGGCGGCAGCCGTAGAGCAAGAGGTGGCTTTAAATAAACTGGACGCGGTTTTAAAGTCGACCGGGAACACTGTCGGTTTGACTCGTGACCAGATTTTAGATCTTACCCAACAGCTTTCAAAAAATACAGGGATTGCCGACGAAGTTATTTTGTCTGGGCAAGATATGCTTTTGACGTTTAAAAACCTCAAAGGCGACGGGTTCGAGGCTGCGTCTAAAGCGGTTGTTGATATGGATACCGTCATGACCAATGGGAAATCTACCGCTGAGTCTATGAATGGGTCAGCTATCCGACTCGGTAAAGCGTTGAATGACCCAATAGCGGGCCTATCATCACTTGCTAGGGTTGGAGTGCAGTTTAACGATGGGCAAAAAGCCCAAATCACGCAAATGGTTAAAGCGGGTGATGTTGCCGGGGCCCAAAAAATAATTTTAAAAGAACTTGAAAGCCAGTTTGGTGGAGCGGCGGAAACAATCGGAAACTCATTCGCGGGGAGCCTAAAAAAAGCGCAAAATAGGATTGAAGAAGTAAAAGAAGCAATTGGTACGAAACTAACGCCAGCCTTGGCCGGCATGACGGCGTCACTTGCGACTTCGGCTGAAAACCTTGCGAATATGTTTAATGGGGCGGGACCTGGGGCGTCATCGTTCCTAAAAGTATTAACATTAAATTTCGATCGAGCATTGCAAGTGATCGATACGATGGTTTATTCAGTCGGAACGATCGGGGATGTGTTTAAAGGTATTGGGCTTGAAGCTGAATATTTTTACTTAAAACTAAAAAACCTTACAGGAGACCACACAAAAGAAATCGAGGAGAATCGTAGGCAAATTGAAAAGCTCAATTCCGATAGCGATAAAGAGATCGAAAAAATAGAAAAAGCTCACTATAAAACACGTCAAGGCCTCTTGAAATCTTTTGAGACTACACATGCAACGACTACGGATAAGATGACTGGTTCAACTGAATCTTCAGCAAAGGCCCAGGTTGCGGCTGTCAAAAAAGCAGAGGAAGAAAAGCAGGCCGCTATTTGGTATACCAGGGCGTTTAAAGAACAAATGGAAAAAGAATTTGATGACGGTCAAATTTTGATGATGGCGCAACGAATGGAACGGGAGCGGATGAGCTCAGAAGAAAAGATGGCGCTTATGACCGCAGTACTCAATCACGCTGGGCTTTCAATCCAAGGCCAATCTAAAATAGAAAAAATGCTGTTTGACGAACAGATGAACATGGAGAATCAGCGGCTTGAGAATAACAAGCGCGTTAATGACGAGCTGGTGGGTTTCTCTAAAGATTTATCTGACGCTATAGCAAGTGAAGAAGAAAATAAGCTGAAGGCGGTTGGGAACGTTCTTAAGCGGTATTTAAACTCGCAAGTTGACGCTTGGATAGCGGCTGAGGTTGCAAAGGCGACGGCCACAGCGTTTGGGTCTGCATTCGCAACATTTGGGGGCAGTTTGGTTGCATTAGCAGGGCAACTTGTTGGGATTACAGCGGCATCTTCTGCTGCAAAGATGGCGATTAATTCGGTTAAGTTTCATGAGGGGGGCATTGTTGGCGGTGGTGGTGGAGGAGTGTCAGAATCTACGTTAAGGTCAGGTGAAGTAGCAGCAAAATTAAACCGTGGTGAAATGGTTTTAACCGAGGCAGATCAAAAATCGTTGCTTAGCATCATACGGGGTGGTGGTGGCGGGAGCCGTGGGCCAATCCACGTGAATGTTATGCTCGATAAAAAAGTGCTTGGGCGGGCGATTTATGACCTAGACCAAAAACGAAAGGCGGGTGTGTTGTGAGCCTATTTTCACCAAAGTTTTTAACGAAGAACAAAATTACGAGTGCAACTTTATTATCAGATAGCGCGAGTACGTCAGTGGGGAACAGAACCAAGCTTATCGACCGAAACGACGCGTACCAGTACCTTAGCGTTGGGGCGACAACTGGAACGAGGACGATTACATGGACGCCGTCAGCGGCAACGAGTATCAACCGAATTTTTATTCAAGGTATAAATTTTGACACCTTTACGATAAAATATAACACCAGCAGTACGTTTTCTACTCCGATAACGTTCACGGGGAATACTCGCACAAACCTATATTTTGAATTTAATGCGGTATCCGTAACCAACGTTGTGATATCTGTATCAGCGACGATGACGGCAAGCGACGTCATTAGGATTACAGAATTTTATTGCGGGACTGAACTTTACGAGATGATCGGAATCGGTGGAACAACGCAGATAATCCCAGCCCAAAAGGCCTCGGTTTTGACATTGGCGGACGGGACAACGTACAAATCCGTCGACCGACTTAATATCAGGGCGGTTGATTTTTCATTATTGGGTGTCTCTGAGGCGGATAAAGCGTCATTTAAAGCGGTATTCGATTACAATGCAACAGCCCCATTTGTGTTTATCCCATTCCCCGCGACAAGTTCGGACAATTGGGATGGGAAAGCCGACCATTACAATTGGGTGTCAGGGTTTGACTTTGAAAACTATACCGAAAATGTCGACCTAAACGGGTATGACGGCAACTTTTCTATTGTTCAGGCTGGGGGTATTGGGTGAGTATTCAGGATCTTATTAAAAGAGGCTCTGTAAGGGTCCTTAAAAGATGCTCGATTAAGCGGCTAGCCCTAGATGGGACCTATGAAACAGATTGGGTAGATATTTCGAGTTATGTTGTGGCGTATAATGAGATTTCCTGGGGCTACGCAGATGAAGCTGTTTATGGCGAGACGCAGATAGCTGGAACCACGCTTGTTTTAAATAATGCTGAACGTCGGTTTAATTCTGAAGCCGACTACGCAAGTTTTTTTAGGGGGTATCTAACCCGATACAGATGTAAGTTTAAAGTCGAGTATGGATTCTTTGACGACGACGGGGCGGAAGTTGAAGGGCTGGTCTGGTACGGGGTCCTATACTCTGACCCAGTAAACCACGGTGACGGTACAATTGAATTTTCAATTGCATCTACACTAAAGGCGTTTGAAAACTACACAGCCTCGGACATTCCAACTACGGCGGGGACAACGGCCCAGCTTGTTGGCAGATTGTGCACAAAAGAGGTAAACGGAGCGAGAGTGTTTGACCAATTTTTTGAAGGGGCCACCGATGCAGACAAATACAAAATAAACGTGAGCGCGGACGCTGTAACATCGATATCCGCCCCATCATTTCGAGATGATGAAACTTGCTGGAAAAAAATCACAGATTACTCCACCTACGACTCATTTGTTCCGTATGTGGACAATTCGGGCGCATTTGTGTGGGAGAAAAGGGCGGAGAGCGCAAGTCTGGCCTGGGTTTTTAATGGGCCGGGGTCATTCAATAACGATTATGGTGTAAATATAATATCAATAGATTCCGAAGTTGACGGTAACGATAGTGTCTTTACTCGAGTTGCGATTGAGTATCAAGACAATACATTTGTCACGGACTATGTCGCCTGGACGCCTGGTGACGGCTCGTTCCCGGATATCTATGGGGAGAGAACCTACTCAAAACAGTTTTACGACCTAAACCTAAGCAACGCAGGGACGGTTGCAACGAATATTTTAACGGTAACGAAACAGCCGAATCGACGGTGGGTGATTTCGACACCAATGATACCTCACTTACAGATCAACGATTTGGTAGAGATAAATTATTCAGGGCAAATACTACCGTCAACCGGTGTGTTTGTTTTAGGGGTATCATCATTAAGTGGATCAGATGTTTTAGGCCGATCACTCGGATCTATAAACTTGATCGGAGTATCTGCGAAAATAACGAATATTACGCTATCACTAGACAACAATTTAAGCACATTTACATTACAGGAGGTGTAGAATGCCGGATATTACACAAGATTTTATTGACGCCAATATTTTAACCGCAGCGGAATTGAATGGGTGGAAAGATGATAGAACCGGTAGCGTTCTCCCAATAGCGCCTTCGGCTGGGGCGTCTCCTTATAATTACACAAGCGCGACTTATGACCTCGGGTCAGCCACCTACAAATGGCGCGATATATATTCTAGTAGGGTGGCCTATCTTACGGAGCTTGTCGTAAACAATTCGTCGAATCCGGCAAGTTCAACTATTTACGCAAATGTTTCTTCTGGGGCTGGATTTGTTATAAAAACAAATGGAAATAATCAAGGGGTATCATTTTTAGATCAGTATGACTCTGCCGAGTATTTTTCAATTTATCAACAAAATCAAGGTGGGTCAGGCCAAGGAGCCGTTGACCTTAGCATGTTATCATCGGGGACGACTCGCATTAAATTAACGTCACAACCTTCCGGCGTTTCGTATTTTAATACTGCCTCTGGGCAGTACTTATTTGGGGCGACTACGCCAATAGGCACACATAAATTAGAGGTGACAGGTGCTATCCACACAACAGGGGCCGCCGGTATTGGGTGGTCGATAGACGCATACAATCCGAGCACAGCCCAATTGGTCGTAACAAAATTAAACAGTTCAGCGTCGGCGGTAACCACGGCGATGACAATTTACGGTAGGTATGGAAGTGCGACAAGCGCCGGGTTTGGTGCATCACTTGACTTTGCGATAATGGCTTCTGACGGGAACCCTTATGAGGTAGCAAGAATTGAGGTAACTCAGCCTGGTGCGGGGGCGGAAGAAGGGGCGATGGCGTTCAGGACAAAATACGCATCGGTCTATACAACCCGGCTTTATATCCCAGCAAATACGGCATCCTCTATAGATATCACTGGTCCATTATCGGTGTCATCTACGGCGAATATTGTAGGTAATTTCTCGGTTGCGACAAGCAAATTTACAGTTGCGTCGTCCACCGGGAATACGGCTATAGCTGGGACACTAGGTGTATCTGGTGCATTAACTGTATCTGGTACGGGGACAACAACAATATCATCGGCTGGGTCTATATCCGTAACCCCAGCCGGGTCACAAAATACCGCGATTTCAATATCAGGATCGCATCGCGGCGTCTATAACTCAGGAATATTTAATGCATCAATTAATGTCGTGGCGGCAGACTCAAGTACAGTTTGCCGCATATCTGAATATGTCGTAAGTATTGATGCAGGGCTTACAATCCCGGATCTCGGAGCTATCTATATAAAAGATATCACTCTAGGCGCAGGGTCAACTGTAACCCGCCCAGGCGTTTTTTATTTGCCGGCAGCACTCGGAACTCATAAGTTCACAACAAACTCAGACAAAACGGCGAATGCTAAGTCTGGTACGTTAAAAGTAAACGTGAATGGTACGTTATATCATCTACAGCTGTACGCAGACTAAGTCATGACAATGCACGAACTAGATAAACGAGTTGCCCTACAAGATGTAAGAATAAAGCAGTTTGCTGATGGTACTGCCGAAATAAAGGCTATGCTTTTGAACTTAATGGAAAAGCTAGATAAAAACCACCGTGAGGTTTTCGCAAGAGAAGAAGCGCTTCGCTCGGATATCGACTCAAAAATAGATGCTCGGATATCCGAGCTAGATAGCCGCCTAACGGCGCGGATTGTGACCGTTCAAAATTGGGTTCTTGGCGTGTTCGCTGCGTCAGTTTCTTCGCTTTTCGGTTATTATATTACACATAAATGAAATTAAATGACGCTGGCAGGGCTATAATAAAGAATAGGGAAGGATTGCGGCTAGAGGCCTATGTGTGCCCAGCTGGAAAGCTAACTATCGGTTATGGGCACACTGGCCCGGATGTGAAGCCCGGTCTAAAAATAACGAAAGAGAAAGCCGAGGCGTTGTTTAATGCGGACATTGAAAGGTTTAGCGTTGGGGTTAAAAAACTGCTCACAAAAACTGCGACGGATAATCAATTCAGTGCGTTCGTTTCTTTTGCGTATAACGTCGGCCTTGGTGCATTTGCGGAATCAACAATGCGGAAAAGATTCAATGAGGGGAAAGTAGCCACTGCCGCTAAAGAATTCGAACGCTGGGTTTATGCAAATGGCAAGAAACTTGCCGGGTTAGTTACGCGTAGGGCCGAAGAAAAGGCCTTGTTTTTAAAGAAAAATTAAGGAGAGATAAAATGGATATTTTTGGGTTTATTTTAGACAACAGTGTTAAATTTGCAATTGGGGCTACAGTAGCGGCAACAGGCTCATTTGCCGTTACATTTTTGGCGAAGCAGGCAATCGTTGCCGCCAAGAACATTATAGCAAACCTTGTCGCCGACTTCCTTGGCGATTTTGTCTCAAATAGGAATAACCAGAGGCTCGCGCTTGAAGTTGTCCGCTGGGTTGAAATTAAGCTGCCGGCGAGTGTTGGGATAACCAAGAAGCAAGCGGCTATCCGCGCGTTACGTGCGGCTGTACCTGCGTTGTCGGAATCGGACGCTGACGAGTTGGTGGAGTTCGGAGTAAGGCAAATAAACTCTGCGCTTAAACAGATCGAAACGAATATTGCCGGCGAGCCGATTGGATCATCTATCTAAAAGATTTAATAGCGTAGAAAGCCAAATAAAAATCAAATTCATTCCGCTTATCCAGTCCAATTTATGCCCAATAGCCAAGTCGAGGAAAGCCGTGGTTTGGGCTATCATTAAAAATACGCCCGAAATACTCATAGAACAAATTTTACGACTTTGTGCCGTTTAAAAAACCGAGTTATTGATTGCTCCGTAAACCCGGTTATTTGCGCCATTTGTTTCTGATTTAGGTCCTCGGCAAGCAATTGATTGATCACATTTCTATCAATCATTCGTCTTTTTTTCTTTACAACTTCATTTTCCATCACTTCACTTTACCGCAATTAATTACCCATTGTCAACAACTAAAAGAAACACAAAATTCGAATACATTATGCTTGAAAAATAACTCGATATGCCTATTGACAGTGTTAATAAATGAACATAGAATGAGGCATAACGAATCAACAAGCGGCCTGGCGGCAACAAGCGGGTGAGGAGTTAATCAAGTTTTGGAGGTAGCCATATGAAACGGTACAATAAAAATAATACTGAAATACTTTTGTCCAGAGGAGACCTGACTCTTTTTCTTTACAGTTTTTTTGGATTAAAGTGGGCGAACTCAATTTTAAAAGGTATTCCTAAAAGTGAATCAAGCATCGATCTTACAAAGTTAAACGATTTTAAGTTTATTTATTCAGACGGCTGGAATAGAAAATCGGAAATTAAAATGTTTGTGATCGGAATTGAGCAACAAATATCTTATTTGCGCGGTCGTTTAAAACTCAGATTTTGAACTTTTGAAAGGAGCTAAATAAAATGGAAAAAACGAATGAACTGGCGGAATACATTTTTAAATGCCTTGATGATTTTGATATTGATTATGAATGCTACGAGGAATCGGACGATATCAGCTATGCGGTTTACGAGGTACTTGGCGATTTTGTCGCTAGGATCTCTCATCGTTACGACGACCCCGATTTTGTGGCACAAGAGTATCGTTTTTTAAATTGCCTGCCGTTGCCGAAATCCGAAAGGGAAAAATTAAAATGAAACTAACGCCTAAACTAGCTGAATGGGTTGTAACAAGCTATCTGGATATGGGCGTTGAGCCCTTATACTCAGATTTTATTGATGAAAATTCGGTCTACTATTTTGTTGAGTCGTTCGAGATTGGTAAAGTTTTCGCCATTCGTTACGGGTTTCAAGGATGTTGCGGGTTTAAAGGCCATGGCCCATTCCACGATTTTTATAAATTTTCCGATCATCCCCCAACGTCTAAAAAAGAAATTGAAAAGCTGTACTCAGAGTCGAGGTGCAAATATGATGAGTTAATTAATAAACAAAAGAAGCTTGACAGTGTTAATTAATTGATATAGAATTAGGTATGCTTAAGGTTTGAAGGGAGCAAAATGCAAAATAAAAACTCTTTTTACCGGGACTTCTTAAAAAGATCGGAGGTTTTTGTGAAGGGGATAGGCCTTGTTTTTGACCTTGATTTTAGGAGTAAAAAACAAATGAGCCCAAACACTGAGGTCTACTTTTTAGAGAGGGATGGGGTTTGTTTAACAATAACGGTTAAGGTTCATAAAAAAGATTCAGCAAGCACAAACAATGCTTGAGCAAGCAGAAGCATATTTTTTAGAAAGGAGAACTTTTAGGAATTACCGAATAGTTCAATAAAAACCGGGGGGTTCAAATGCAAAAAAAAATTGAGTCAGGAATTTTTTTAGGGGTTTTTCAGAGTCTTATCATTATGGAATGCTGCGCTTGTCGGCGCGTTATTGGCTATAAAGACGGGTTTGGAGTTGATGGGGTATCCCACGGGTATTGCCCGGATTGTGAATCACAACTAAAGGCGTCAATTGCAAGCAGAAAACAGGAATTTGACGAAGCCTTAATTCTAAAAGAATTCAACAAAAAAATCGAAAATTTATTGGGATTTTTTAAACATCAAGTTGAAAGGAGTTGAAAATGGAGAATCCAACAGGCTATCGGAATGAAAATATGGATGCTGGGATTGCCGCTTATTTTATAATGGGTGCTTGCGAACGTGGAGATGTCTCGGTTGCGGCTTACTCGATGTGTCACCAAGGATACATGTGTTCTGAGTTGGCTCAAAAATATATTGAGAGAGGCATTGGAGGTCGCGCTTGGGCAGCCTATATGATGTGCAGGAATGGACACTCAACACCTGAATGGGCACGATGTCAAATTGAGCTATGTGAGGATATAGAGCAGCCCGTTTCTTGGATGGTTGCCGATGGATACGCAACCGAAGAGTGGAAAGAATCTGTCTTAAATAAATTGAAAGGGGTTAAATAAAATGGAATCTTCAGACTGTGCAGAACTTACGTTTAAAATCTTAAAAAATCTCGGAGGAACTCCAGCCAGGAATTATCAGGAAAACGCTATTGGGCTTATATTCTTTGCTGAAGCCTACGATGTAGATGGCTCTCTTATTTTTCCTGGGTGTGAAAGTGCTGGTCCGATAACAATGGTAGCCAGATACGTTATCGATATCGACGGATGGGACATAGAAAGGTTTGATTTTGTTTTCACTTTAAATGGGAGTTTCGATGATTTTGCCGTTCGGAAATTAAGGGAACTACTGGTTAGTCTCCCGCCGACTTTTATTGCCGGCGAGAAGCCCCGGTGAAGCCATTCACAACCTTTTCAGGTATTCCGGTAGGTGTATTATATCAAAACAAAAAGAGGGCGGATTAAAATGGAGCACGGAAAAGAAGAGTTTATAGGCGAGCATTGTACATCGTTTGGTATAGAGCGCCAATCTTTTGATAGAGATTTTATTGTCGAAAAATGCGACTGTGGAGCAGATTTTTGTAGCGGGTATACAATAACGGGGAGGGATAGTATTTTAAAAAAACTACATAGGTTGATACTAATGCTGACCACAAGGTTTTGAGTAAAAAAACTCTCAACTTTACATAATGGACATTATGCGACACATAAAAGGGAGCTGAAAAATGGAAATTACAGAGGTTATTATGGGGAGTGACGGATGCCCACTCAATGCGGTACTCTCTGACAGTTTGACTGAGTTGAGAATAATTGATGGATGCTGCTACTTTGGTGGTACGAGGATATCAGATGCATTTAAAATATTTAACGAGGTATACTCCGATAGTAGTATCGATAATAAAGCAGAGGAGCTCGATCGTAGATTTATTAGTGACCCAGGTTTTAACATTTATTTATCAAATGTTATTTGGAAGTACATACGAGAAATTCCCGGCAGGGATGACATGAGAAGATCAGAGCCAGCAATCTGTGGGGCATATTTTGCTCACAGGTTTTTCTTTGGAAATGGAGTAACTTTTACAAAAATAGAGGACTCAGTGAAAATGGTATTGTCCTATACAAGTAATTCGACGGAAACTGGTCAAATTCGACCAGGTAAAACAAAGAATGATGTTGATATGGAAACAAAAACATACACAAAAGAAGAATTGGACAATATGCCATTCGAAAAAGTATTTGAATTGGCAAAAGAAGGAAACCCTGCAGTAACTGGTGAGTACATTCAAAGTCTTTTAATTGAAACATCGAGTGCCACAGCAATCGATACAGATAATTTTGTATTTTTAATGGGGTTGCTGTCAGCGAATGAGCGGAACGTTGTATTGTCATCTTTATTACATGGCAATCGCCACGCCGGTAGCCAACTTTTAGATTACGTCGCCTACTTAGAAGACCTTCTTGGGATGGACTTGGGATAAACTAAAATGGAAAATAAAAACGCCTATAATACGTCTCCTGTCCCAGCTGTGAGAAAGGGTTTATTGACAAAATTTGAAGCGAAAAAAATCATAGAGGAGGAAGAGTCATTTGTAGCGGAGCATGCCCTACAGATGCTTTCGGCCGGGTTTTGCTCAGTTAAGTGGGCGAAATCCCAGGTAAATAGAGGTGTTGGCGACTCCTCAATGGTTGCCGCTCAGATGTCTATTGCTGGGTATGTGGCTATTTCTTGGTCAAAGTATGTTATCGGAAAAGGGGTTGGCAACGTTGCGATGGCGGCCTGCCGGTTGGCGGACAAATTAGGTGTGGAATGGGCGGGGAAGCAAATAGAACGAGGCTTCGGGGATGTGGCTATGGCTGCAGCTGAATTAGCAGTAGAAAGAAAGGCAAGCATCGGCTAGGCAAAGGGGCAGATCGAGCGTAACATTGGGGATGTTGTTAAGGCCGTAGAGAACATGGTGAACTGGGGTGCGGCAACAAAGACATGGGGAATAGAGGTTTTGAAAAATACACAACCTATAGATGGGGTTATAGATATGTTGGCGGATTATGTTGATCGTGGGGAGATAGATGCCATGTGGGCTGAAAATTTATTCAGGAAAAACTAAACCCTACGAAATCGTGGGGTTTAAAAGGAGTTAAAATGGAAAGCTTACCAATAATAGAAATAAATGAGGAACTTAGCCAATCTTTGTTTTTGAGGCCTTGGGTAGAAAATACAGTAAGTAAACAGGCAAATGAACATAGACTATCACAATGTGATCGCTGTGGCGCTGAATTAACAATGGAAGAAGTGGCGTCAATTGTCCATCAAATGCGGCGACCTAAGGGAACGCATATCGGGTGGTGCGAGGCGTGCCTGTGCGAATATGATGAGTAGTTTTGGTGGCCCAGGAATAGGGGAGAAACCTGGGCCATATTTCACTAGTTTAACCTAAAAAACACTAAAATGGCACATATAGCAATAAGGGCCAAAAGGAGGCTCGCGATCATAAAATAAAATTTAAGCGTGAATATCGCCGCAACAGTAAACGCACCGGCAAGAAGTATAAGTCCAAACACAGTAAATACTAGAGTTGTCGGCGTCATGAAATCAGCTCCAAAATCGGCAATTTTTTATTCCCAAAAAGCACATCCACAAAAAAACACTGTTTATTAATGCACCGGTAGCCTGCCATCTCTCGTTGCATCCTGCACTTACATCTAAAGCAAATCACAAGGGTATACTACAACATGAGTAAAACTTTGTAAATAGTATTGACACAGTTTCACCCATCCGATATAATTAGAAACATCAAATACAGAGAGGTGGTGAGTGGTTGAGATGAAAACGGGTGATATAATTAAAGGGATTCGGGGTAGGCTAGGGTTGAGCAGGAATGCATTCTTTATGTTGATGGCGCGAAACGGAATGCAGCAAGTGACCCCAAATTCTGTTCGGGTGTGGGAGTCTGGGGTAGATATTCAGTTATCAAGAGTAAAAGACATTTGTCGGATAACGAGGACAGACCCGATGGTGTTTTTTGATGATTAAACTATGATGATGGCGTGGGAGCGCCACCACCACAAGGAGGAAATCAATGCAGATTGTACACGATTCGTTCAGTCATCACAACGTTTTTATCGATTACGATCGATACTGCTGCAACGAATGCGGAGAGTCATTTGAAGACTACATGCAGTTGAGCACGGTTGGGGAATGTTATTTGTGCTGGGCAAAGAGAACCGATCACGGGTTTGATGCAAAATGCGAAGGCGACAAAAAATTTGACGGCAAAATCTGATAGATGGGAGTCAATCATGAAAAAGCAAACGAACGACGAATTTTTAGAGGGGTATAGGAAAATGTTTGAGGCGGCGGAAAAATTGGCATCGGATAATATCGAATTGACTGGCGACTATTCAGAGGACAAATTGATGGCCTCGGTTATCATGATTCAAGCAAGAGAAATGGGGATCAATAAAAATTTGGTGGAGTTTATTGCAGATACAGATGAAGCAAAAATTTCGTTCACACTTAGTTTGAACTAGAAAGGGAAGACAATGGAACAAAAAGGGTTAGTTTTATCAAGTTTAAGCGAGTTACAGACCTTTTCTGAAGCGATATCAAAAGCAGTGGATTACCTCCCGAAACATATTCAAAAACTGGACGCAAACCAACGGCCTTGGGCGGTTATGGCTGCGATTCAAATGGGAACTGAATTGGGCCTGAGCCCGATGTCTGCGATTAACAATATCGCGGTAGTAAATGGAGTCCCAACAATCTGGGGAGATATGATGCTTGGCCTTGTCATTGCGTCTGGCCAATTAGAATCAATCGATGAGTATGAAGAAGGCGACGGCGACAATTTAACGGCAATTTGCAAAGTGAAACGGAAAGGATTCGATAATGAAATTGTTTCAAAGTTTTCTATCGCTGACGCAAAAAAAGCCGGACTATGGGCAAAAGCAGGACCTTGGCAAACCCACCCAAAACGGATGCTCAAGTACAAATCTCGGGCCTTTGCACTCCGGGATAGGTTCGCTGACATCCTCAAAGGGCTACATTCCACAGAAGAGATGGAAGGAGAACAAGTTCAAAAACAACCTCTAAAAATGGAAATAATTGACGCAACACACTCGCTTGCGCAACCAGAGACAGAGGCGCTTATGAAAGTATATATCGAGCAGATCGACGAATATTCACTCGAAGATTTTCGGGAGAAATGCCCGGCTTTAATGGACGCGGCAGAAAAAAACTTGAGCAAAAAAAATTACTCGGATGTCCGGAGCTACGCTGAACGACTTTACAAGATTCTAAAGGAAGATGAGGCCAGATTGGCGCTAAAAGAGGATTATGACCAAGCGATTGTTTGAAATTCAAGATTGGAGAAAGATAAAAAAGGGGATAAGAAATGAAGCCAACGTACAGACAGAGTCAGATCGTCAATTATTTCACTTGCCCAAAGAAGTTTGGGTTGTCGATGGTGGAGTCCTTAACCCGGTCACGGGCAATGGAGGACGGTCTACTATTTGAGTCGCTTGTATTTGGAGTTAGCAAGGATGATTCCGAGCTAGCGACTCACCGGAAGCGGCAAGCCACAACTTTCGACGTGATTAAAGAAGCGGCAGATATAACAAAGAAATATTTTGGGAAGGGGGAGCCGTTTTACAAAATGGAGCTCCCCGGTTCCAGGTATAACCTTCAAGGAGAGGCTGATTTTATAGGTAAAGTGCTATTTGGCCAGGAATACATTAGATGTATTGCGGACCTAAAATACGCCGGAGACCTGGACAAAATTTGGCGTTACAAGGACAAAAAACACGACTTCTTGCAGGCTGTAATGTACCCTTACTTGTTTTTAAAACTTACAGGGGAATTGCTCCCGTTTGTGTACTATGTCGTTGAAGCAAAACACGAACTGGGGACTGCGCCGCTTATCCGCCAAATAATGGTTGAGCCTACCGAGCAAGACTTTGTGTGGCTTGAATCGGTAATAGAAACTGTTCACGATGATATTTTTAGATCGCCAAACGCAGAGGCTTGCATTGTGAGGGGGATAAGATGCCCGTTTTTGGAAAAGTGTGGGACTGGCCGGGACTTATTGGCCCCAATTCAAAAGATCAAGTTTTCGGATTTAGGATAGGAAGGGATTATTAAAATGTGGCTACAGTTTAAAACAGTCAGTATTTTAAGCCTTTTAACAGACATAGTACTTAAAGGGATGATGGGTTTAATCGCTATTATGGTGATTTTTGTAACTATAATATCATTTTTTGGAGCTGTTTTATTCCTTTTTAGTCTTTTGGCTGGATGGGGGGCGAATTAAGATGGTTATTATTCAAATAATTCTCACCGGAGTTCTTGGCACGCTTATCGGACTATTCATAGGGGCTATTCTTAGCCCTATAGCAATACTTTTGATCGACCTTGTAGACAGACGGTTTGACAATTTTTTCAAGTTGTAATTTTATTTTGAAAGGACAAAAAATGAACAAGCATTTAGAAAAGCGGCTTTTTAAGGCAATTAAAACGGAAGGGGAAACATCGGTTGAGGTTTACGCCTTAGCTGCGTTGATGATGGACGACCGTTTTGCTGACATCTTTCTACCCGATCCGGTTAAACCAATCAACTATGACCCCGTTACAGTCGATCTTTGGTAGCTAGTCTTCCCTCAAGTAAGATATGCCCGAAAAATCAAGGCTATCGTACTGACCGTGGCTAGTAAGTGTAAAGAAAACGCCGTCGTCAGTGGCAGACTCCCCAGGGTTTATGCTACTGAGGCCGGCAAAATAAACGGATGCGGTGTCGACAATCAGCAGATCCCGCTTGGCTTTGATTGTCCCGCCTACGTTGTATATTGTGCCGGTCCCAGTATTTCGGATTGTAACGACCAATTGTGGCCGATTAAAAGAAGAGGTGCTTTTGACAACAGATGTTATTTCGAATTTATACGTTTTTGGGGATTCTGTTTTAATCGCGGCACACCCAATCACCGTTGAGAAGAGTATTAAACTGATCGCAAATTGAAATAGACGGGTCGTTCTCATTGACACCCAAACTTTTTAGTATAAAATGCTTTAAAATTTAAATAAGAAAGGCCGCCCGGCTAAAGCTGATTATACAAACCGGGCAACCCCAAAAAACAAATGAAAGATACATCCCTTTCAAAAAATTGTCAACCCACTACTGACGTAAAACACTTACAATTAAGTGTGTGTGCCAAAAAGTCATCTACTACCCGATCCAAAAGACATCGCCAAAAGAACCGAATCAATCAGGCCTATCTGGGTTACCGGTGGCTCCAAATAAACTTCAACCCAGTCTTTAATTTATCCCCTGGTGAACCTCTATATAATCGCATCATGAAATCAATCCCGAAGGCCATTTCATCGGCCAATGAAACAAAGAAAATCCACAAAAAAAACCTATCGAATTTAAGGCAAAAACGGAAGCGAGAGAACGATAAAATCAAGGAGTCTTATTGCCTATATTTGTGCTTATGTCACGCGATTTTGACCCCAAAAAGTGCAACGCTTTTTGACCATGTAATGATGATTAATATTAAATATATTTTAAATAAAATTACTCAGGTTAAACCGCGCAGGCGCACACATGAGGCGCCGCCGTTGGCGGGTCATATTCTTTCCAAAAAATATCTTTCAGATGGCAAAGCCGTTGGCGTTGATACGCGGTCGCAGACGGCTAGCTACCACAAGCGGGTTTATGTTGCGGCTAAACAGTTTGTTAAGTTGTACATGGCGGGAAGACACGTTGCGAGCCCTTACGGACTCGAAATCAAAATGAGGAGGGTGTTTTTGATGGACCCCGAAGTTTTGCGCCAACACGAGGCAGTCCAGATTGAACTGTTTAACGATTTTAAACGAAAAGAGGAAAGAAACGCATCGGCGTTGGCTTCACTCGAAGCCGCCGAAAAATTTGATCGACTAGTTTTCGAAATTGAAGACCGGTTGGCGTTAAACACAGACCAGTCTCCGCTTGAGAGATTTAGGATGGCCAGGGAGCAAGCTGAGCGTGAAATGTTTCCGGACCGGTTCGAAGATCCTGAATCCGAATGGGCAGAGTTTGACTGCCGACGGCTGTTAGAGTCGTTAGGCCAGGACTTAAAAACCGCGTTAACAGCGAAAATCGAAGAGGCCTACCTCAAAAACAATTCTTGGGCTAAAGCACAGTATTACCTACGCCCAGCTGATAAACGGTTAAGCGCTGCTCGGTTCGAAATATTCCAGGTCTTGGTTGAAACCGGGCTGGTCGATACCTGGAGAAAAAAAATAAAAATGAAAGGGCCAAAAAATGAATTGCAAGCAGTGCCGGCCTAACGGCGATAAGTTCATTTGCTCAGGTAATTGCCTGGCAATTGACGCTATTTCAAATTTGGAAACACGGGTTGAGGCAATCGAAAATTTATTACTACGAACAGGAGGTATACCGTTTTATGGAGAGAATGACGGCGAGTGAATACCGGCGGCGAATTGGCAAGCCAAAGACAAACAAATACAAGGTAGCCCCAAAACCAGATCGTACATGGGTAGGCGAGTACCGAGGGAGAAACCAAACGATCGTTTTTGGTTCAAAGGCAGAGATGGAAAGATTCGAACACTTGAAGTGGAAACAAGAGATTGGGGTTGTGTCCCACTTGATGCTACAAGAATCATTCCCAATCGGCATTAAAAAACGAGTGTATAGAGCTGATTTTTCATATTTCGACGAAAGGGACAAAAAATGGGTGATAGAGGACGTAAAAGGGAAGGAAACCGACGTTTTTAAAATTAAATGGGATGCCCTTGACACGCTTTATCCAGGAATTGAGCGGAGGAAAATAAAAAAATAGGCATGATTAAAACAAAAAAAACAAAAAAAGTCAAAATGGTATAATAAGTGCAAAATTAGAATAAAAAGGGGTTTAGATGAGATATTTTGAGTTGATGCAAGAGGTTCAAATAAAGGGGATAGACAGGGTTTCAGCCGAGACTGGCGGGGCAATCAACATAATCGAAATGATTATTCGGCACGTTAAGAACAAGGACCGCAGGCTAAGCGACTGCGAGCTTAACAGAGAAATGTTTAAATGGCTAAAAGAAGGGAAAACTTCGACTGAGAATATCGCAAAGATATTCTTGACCGATTACACCAATGTGGACGTACGGTTGCGGGCCTATTCCCGGCTGGTAGGAGAAAATTTCTCGAAGTTAAGGGAAGAAGCAAAACTGATTGACCAAGCGGCTCTTGAGATTCAAGTGTGCGAAGAGCTTAATTTGGCTTACGACGAAACAATTGAGCCGGGAGACTGCGTTAATTATGAGCATTCCTGTTTTGATTATGCCCTTGGCGGTAGCGAGAACACAAAACACACCTACGCCAAGGTGGTGGCCGTAAATTTAAAAGATTATCCGTTTCCAACGGCGGTTATCCAACACCCTGGGCATTTTGGTCCCGTGGTCGAAGTAGTCCAGCTTGGAAGAATTTCGAAAAGGAAGAAAAAAAGTGAAAAAAAATAAAGATGATCTGAATCAAAAAATTGAAGTGGTTTATGTCCCAATTGATGAGCTTATACCCGCTGAGTATAACCCACGTAAACTTACATCCAAGCAAGAGGCCGATATTTCGGCTAGCATACTCAATTTTGGGTTTGTTGACCCTATCATCGTGAATAAAAACGAATCGCGCAAAATGGTTATTATTGGGGGCCATCAACGGGTTGCTGTCGCCAAAACTATTGGTATAAAAGAGGTCCCTTGCGTGTTTGTGGACGTCCCGGTGGAAAAAGAAAGGGAACTTAATATCCGGCTTAATAAAAATACTGGGGAATGGGACTTTGAACTGCTTGAAGAGTTCTTCGACAAGGGCGAATTGCTAGAATTTGGTTTTGAAGAAATCGACTTTGGAGTGACTGAGATTGTCCCTTATGTCGACACAAATGGTGATGATGAAGTACCAGAATTTGATGATGATCCAAAGACAGTGTTAGGGGACATATATGAATTAGGCCCACACAGGCTTGTATGCGGCGATTCTACAATTCAGACGGTTGTTGATACCTGCTTACAAGCGGAGACACCTTACCTAATGGTAACAGATCCCCCTTATGGCGTCGAATATGACCCAGCTTGGATGAACGCCGCAGATAGGAGCAATGGGAAGAAGCTTGGGGATAGGGCAACTGGGAAAGTGGATAATGACGATATTTTTAATTGGGAAGATGCATGGACTTTAAGCCCATCAAGCGTAGCTTATGTTTATCACGCTGGTAAATATGCTGTAGGTGTCGCGGATTCTTTAACCACATGTGGCTTCGAGATACGGTCTCAAATTATTTGGAATAAAAATAACTTCGCAATATCTCGCGGGGACTACCACTGGAAGCATGAGCCGTGTTGGTATGCTGTTAAAAAGGGGTCGAAGTCCAACTGGAATGGGGGCCGAAGCCAAACTACAGTTTGGGATATAGACAAGCCAATGAAATCCGAAACTGGGCACGGCACACAAAAACCGATTGATTGCATGTTGACCCCTATTAATAACCATACCGGGGATGTTTACGATCCATTTTGCGGGTCCGGGACAACTCTTATTGCTTGCGAGAAAGCGAGAAGGAAATGTTATGCCATAGAGCTATCGCCGAAGTATTGCGACGTGATCGTAAAGAGGTACGTTGATTTTTGCAAGAAAAACAACCGAGACCTTTCCGTTAAGCGAAATGGGGAGGAATGTAATGATTTTTATGGCGAAGAAGTAGATGGCTAAACTTTCAGCCTCGAACAAAACCGAACTCAATAAAAAAACAGTAATAGCGGCCCTTAACGCTAGCCTTGGTGTGGTTTCAACTGCGTGCAAACGGGCCGGGGTTTCAAGAACCCAATTTTACGAGTGGCTCAAAACAGATGAGGAGTTTAAATCAAGCGTCGACGAAATATCGGACATCGCGATTGACTTCGTCGAGTCTCGGCTATTTAAGCGCATAGAGGACGGAGACACCACGTCTATAATTTTTTTCCTTAAGACAAAAGGGAAGGCCCGCGGATATGTCGAAAGGGCTGAACATATCAACGTTGATATGACCCTGCCAGAGTGGGTGAGCGATTGGGTTAAGGATGAAGGTAAGCCCGTGGAAGATGACGTACAAATATAAGCCGATCCCGCCGGCTGTCCCATACCATAAGGCCAAGGAGCGGAATCGTATCCTTGTGTGCGGGGCAAGGTCGGGAAAAACAAGAGCTGTTATTGGCGGCGAGGCGATTCTAGATGCAATTCTTCAGCCGGGTTATTACCGGAGAGATATCGAGGAGAAAAACCCTTACGGAATTATCGTAACCGAGCCCACATTTAAGATGATTAAGCGGATAGCATGGCCGCTGCTACTTAAAGCAACAGAGGGGCCTTTACGTTTAAAAAAAGACCTATCTACCCACTCGTTGCTGATTAAAGGTATCCACGGTATCAGCCAAATTGACTGTGCAACTTATGAGCAAGGCAGTTCAAAGATTGAAGGGGTTCCTCAGTATCGCGCGTTTTGTGACGAATGCTTTCAGATGCCAGAGGGCTTTTACCACGAGATAATCACCCGCTTGACCGACAGGAAGGGCCGGTTAACGCTTATAGGAACACCAAAGCCGACACAATGGTTAATGGATATCATCCAGCTTGCAAAGGACGGCGACCCAGACTTCTTCTTCACGTCTTGGAAAACCGAAGACAATCCATATTTCCCAAAATCTGAGCTTGATCTTCTCAAAAGGATACTCCCCGCTAAGATTTATCAACGCAACTTTGAGGCGGCTTTGGATTCTTTTATCGGGCAAATGTATGAGGTGTTTTCAAAGCCACATCACGTCAAGTCCTTCGATATAAACCCAAACGAATACGAGTTCATTTGGGGCTCAATGGACTGGGGATATAGCCATTATGGCTCAATGTACATTTACGGCCTGCGGCACGATGACAAGGTGGATATCATTCACGAGGTAAGTGAACGCGGGCTTGAGATAATGTCTCACGTTGAAGGTGTTCGGACTTGGGCTTCAATATTGCTCAGTTACCAGCAACGGTACGATGAAATCTTCGATTACTTCGAGGCAGGGCCTGATCGCCCTGAGAATATTGCCGCGCTTGATGCTATGGGTATTCGGATACATGCCGCAGATAACGACGTTATGGAAGGTATCCAGTTTTGTGCCGCGCTTATGCACATTGACGCAAATGGAAATACAAAGTTACGCATTCATAAGGAGAACTGTCCAAAACTGCCAAATAAAATACAAATGATGCGGTGGGCTGAGAATGCAGATGGGTCATTATCTGAGAAGCAGCTCAAGAAAGATGACGACGAGTGCGACTCTATGCGATACGGTTTATTTTCGCAACGTAAATCTTTCCGTTTTTGGGGTACGATTGAATCGTACCTAAAAACAAACAGCGAGGGGTAACGATTGCAATTTATAAATAATGGCGTAAAAAGACTGGCCAGAATTGGTAAAAAATCAAACACGACTTACGGCGACCTTGATAGAATGCTACAGCGTTCGCGTGGGGCATCAACATCTGAGTTGTATGGAACACCGAAGCAGTTTCTCGATGCATTTAGTTTGGCAAGTTATGCTGGAAATATTATCAGCATATTGGCCGACGACCTGTCCGGTCTTGACGTTGATTTTTATGTGGCGAAAAAAGAGGTTGAGAACGAAGAGCTTGATAATTTCCTTATTGGAGGGCTATCCCTTCAAGCGTTCATTCAAACAGCAACCCAGCACTTGCTTCTAGACGGAAATATTTTCGTCCTTAAAAAAGTCGAGAACATGGCAAATATAGTTTACGGTGCGTCTGAGTTTGTGATCCTCAACCCGTCCGACGTTGAGATCTACACTAAAAATGGGGTAATCGTAACCGCAAACACCAATATATCTAACGCAGAGATCGGGTATTACCGCGTTTTAAGTAACCAATCCATATCAACAAACTACCCACCAGAGCAGATCATCCATTTTCGGGCACCTAGCCCGCACAATACAATCCGTGGGATGGGTAAGGTGCAACAAAACCTTACTGTATTTGAGCAAGATAGGGTTTCTGCGATCTTCAATAACCAGTTCTTTAATCAAGGGGCAAAAATACCGTACGCTATTCAACCAGAAGAGACCCTTTCGACAATAAATTTCAATAAATTCACAAAGCTCATTCACGAATCCCTTGAAGGGGCTTCAAATTGGATGAAGATGTTCATCATGCCGGTTAAAGGGGAAATCAAGGCAATGCAAGTCAGCCATACTGATATGCAATACCTTGAGCAGCGCAAATTTACCAAGGAAGACATTCGTGAAATATTCCAAGTACCAGTTATTATTTTGGGCGGGGCAGACGCTCGGTTTGATAGTGCAGAAGAGCAACTCCGGGCCTATTATTTGTTTACGTTGCCTCGTTACGGGAACGGAATTGAGCGCGTTTTAAACGCGATCTATACCGAAGCGTTTCGAAATAAGCGGCTCAAGGTTAAAATCGAATACCCAAAGGTGTATAGTTCCCAATTCGCAACGCAAGCTTTTGACCGTGGGGCAGTTACCCCAAATGAACTCAGAAAAGTGCTTGGATTTGAAGAGATTGAGGGGACCCCAGAGCTTGAGGAGTTTTACCAAACCACTCAGTACTTCCCTGTCAACAGTCCGGATATGGTGACGCCAGCTAAACCAGAGCCTGCGCCACCAACACCGCCGAAACCAGCGGCAGAGGCTGAGCAAGAAGATCAATCTAAAGGCTTTTTTTTTGACCAAAAAGTGACGCCTGCGGCTCAAGCCCGGATACATCGCCGGGCAAAGCGGTCTAAAATTAGATCGGCAACCATCATTTCAAAAGAGATCAGGAAATTTTACGCGGCGCTTGAAAAAAAGTGCCTTGAAAACGTTAAATTCGCCGAGATGTCGCGTAAGGTTAAAGATGACCTATTTGACATCGAGGATGAGATCTACCGCGCAAAGCTTAGTGCTAAAGCGATGTTCACAAGTGCGATTGCGCTAGGGGTTGCCGATGCTAACGAAATACTTGGCACAAGCGTGGACGGCTCAACCAGAAACCCTCGGGTACGTCTTTCGATTGAGAAGCTTGCCGGGCGGTATTCAAGCCAGACAATCGATACAAGAAGGGAAGAGCTGCGCACCATTGTAGACAAGTGGCGGTCAGATGCTGAGCCAATATCTGAGCTCAAGGGACGAATTCAAGAGCATTTTAAAACTTTGACTGGTCCAGATGGATGGCGGGCAACCCGGATAGCTAGGACTGAGGCCTCTTTGGCTTGGGATGACGCGGCAATGATGGGATACGATGAGATTGGTACGACTACGTTTGATGTCTACGGATGCGA